GCAACCATTAACACATCAAAATCTTCGAGCAAGTCATTTGTAAGTTCAATATACTCATTATAGACTTCTTGAAATTCTTCATTATCATGTTCTTCCATTAGATTTTAAAATCCTTGAATCTTTCATTAGCCTGAGATTTATCAAAAACAGGAGTATCATCCATTAAATTGTCTCTTGCATCATCAATGTCATATAGTTTCATTCTAGATTTATCTATACCCACCGCAAAGCGTTTATTGGATCCTGGATCATTATAACGGTTCTTAAGTTGTTTGACCATGATCTGACCTAGTGCTTCAAGCTCTTCACTTGAAACTAAGGCGAACATAAGATCGGCGGTAGCGGGTAGTCCAAAAGACTCGGACGTATCTTCAAGCCCAGGATCCGAGCTAGAATAACCACTACGAGTCGTCTGCGTTGCAGAGAAGATCGGTACGTCAAATTCCACGGCCAGTCCACGTAGTTCCTCAGCAATTGCTTTAATGTAAGTGTATGAATTGATCGATCCTCCCATTCCTTTCATTCTACTCGATGCACAGATATTAAGATAATCAATAAAGATCATATCAGGCACAAAGTTTTTCTTTAACTTCAGTTCATTCAATAGAGCACGGAAATGTCCTGTATGAGCTGAGCCTGTAGGATATTCTTTAATAATAAGTTTACCGTTAGTTTTTGCTGCAAGAGTGCCAACTTTCTTAACCAGAGAGTCTTGTGTGATGTGTTGCAGCTGGTCAAGAGGAATATCCAGCAAGTTAGCATCAATTCTTTCAGCAATACGTTCTTCTGCCATTTCCATTGTAATGTACAAAACATTCTTACCTTGAACCAGTACGTTACCAGCACAATGGCACATAAACAATGACTTACCCACACCAGTACCTGCAAGAGCAATGTTCAGTGTTTTATTAGGCAAACCACCTTTAGTAATCTTATTAAAATACTCAAGGTCAAACGGAATGCGTTCTTCGTCTTCATGATAGAACTGAAAGCGTTCATTGACATTTTCAATATAGTCGTGACCGATATTAGTATCAAACGATACTGCTAGTGCCTTTGACAATAGATCAGGTAAAGCATTTTTAGTAAGGTTCTTATGCTTACCATCAATAATAGAAATAGATTCCATAATAGCATTATGGATGGCACGATCTTGGCACCACTTCTCAGTAGTATCTTCTAACCATTGTTCATCAGCTGTTTCTTTGACAAAGATGTTAGGCAGTATTTCCATAGCTGCAAGATACTGATCGTCATTAAACTTATCACTATTATCAATTTCAATCTTAAAGGCATCTAAGTTTGGCAGTTTGTTATACTTAGCAACGAACTTACCTGCCTCTTTGAATAATTGATTGTACACGCCTTGAAAGTATTCTGGTTTAATAAATGGTAAAACCTTACGCATGTAAGATTCATTAGTTAATACGTTACGAAGAATGACTTGTTCGACGTTACTCATAATTTATAATTTTCCTTCATTTCTCATGGCAGCACGAATCTTTGTAGCTGAAATGTCATGGATTTCTTCACCGAGATCATGCTGTGTAAATGTATAACCAACACCGCGACCGTAAGAAATATCTACGATGTTTGGTACTCTCATTATAATATATTCTTCATTTAAAGTAAACCCTTCATTTGTCAATTCTTCAACAATATTATTCATTACTGTTACATTATCAAAAGGATTATCGTCTTGAGTTGCAGTACGACCAGCGCCAACGTCTTCGCCGACAATACCGCCAACGGCCCGGACCATAATAGCAACCTGGCCAGTTTCAGCTAAAGCCTTTTTAAAGAGTGCAGTGTGGCCTGGATGCCATGGCTGCCAACGTCCTAGCATTTGTGTTGTAGGTTTTTTATAATCAAACATTGTATTTTGCCTTTAATATATTTGCAAAGTTTAGAATTTCATCATCTGACATAAATCCTTTAATTTGATGATCCACATCTGTAGGAGCCTCAAAGATCTTATTTGTATTATCAAATCGACCTTCTTCTATAGTATCCATCCAAATTGTAATGTCAGCATCAAACTCTTTACGAGTTTCACCTGTAGGACAGACAAAATCGCAAATAACAGTACGAGCCCGTGAACCTTCAAATGAAGCTATAGTATTCATACGTTCAGCCTGGCGCCTGCGACCTATATCAGTAAAGTCCCAGTCATTTGCCATTTCTCTTACTTTATCTGCATTATACCATGCACAGTTTAGATGAATCTGTAATCGTTTTGCAAGGTGAGTTTTACCAGCACCAGGCAATCCCATAATTAGTATTTTCATTTATTTTCTGCTTTTTCTAAATTACCCATTAAAACGCTTTCAAGTATTTTACCTGCGTAGCGTTGGAAATCGTTATCATCTGTTGATAAATCATCATCAGGACTATAGTGCAAAGTAAAGTCGAAATTTAGTTCCATAGATTTTTCATTTACTTTAATAGCACCAAAGCTAATAACAGATTCTATGTATTCGCCTTGCTTAATACGAATATGCCAATGCTCTTGATCACCTGGAACTAGTTCATAGTCTTCATTCTCTACAAGCATGTTTGGTATTTTAACCATAATTTTCCTCTACAATCTCATCCATTGATACTTGATCTTTATAACCAATACTGTATTGTTTTTTGACAAACTCCTTAAAGTCTGTTTCAGCAAAGATAGGATCCCAGAATTCTTTTTCTAATGTTTGATCGTATCTAACTTTTCCACCAACTTCTCCAGTTTCTCTATCGACTCGTGCATACCAACCGTTCGATGGTTTAGTGACATAATTGCCTGCGAGAGCAACATCAAGCAAGCCGCTGTAGCTACGAACGCCACCATCCCAGCTGACAGTAATAGGAATTTTCGATTTTTCTTTAACATAGCGTGATTTCTCCACATTAATGACAAAGTGATAACCCTGAATTTCAGTACCCTTTTTATCCTGCTGACGGCCAAGAATCCAAATGTTATCAGCTGAATAGTAAATGCCTGTACCACCACCAACAACCGCTTTGGGGAATAGACCAATCTCCATATAGGTATGGTTAACGGCTAGCATAGGAATATTCTTCATAGCAAGATACGGTGTTGCCATACGGAACAGGCCTTTAAGAGCCTTAGCCCTTGACATATCTGCTACAGACTTTTCATTAAGTGCATCTTCCATTTCTTTCTTAGATGCAAGGTTACCAATAGAGTCGATTACGATAATGACTTTATCTTCACGATCAAGCCCTTCAAGCTGACCCATCATATCAAACTTAAGCTCTTCTACATTTGTAATAGGTGTATGAAGAACACGTGATGTATCAACACCAAACTGCTCAAAGTAAGATTGAGGTGAACCAAACTCAGAATCATAAAACAGCATAACAGCATCTTTATGCTGATCCATATATGCTGCAGCCATAAGTAATGCAAAAGATGTTTTAAAATGTTTTGATGGACCAGCAAGTACGGTTAAGCCTGGTGCCAAGCCTCCATCAATAGAACCTGACAATGCTACGTTGACCATAGGTACAGGTGTAGGAGTCATATCCTTCTCATTGAAGAACTTAGACTCAGAAAGAATCTCCGTGTTTTTAAGTTTAGAGTTCTTTTTAAGTTTGTCCATAATAGACATGTGCGTCTCCTAAATTAATAATAAAATTATTATAACATAAATTCATCAAGTTGTACACCTTTTTCAGGAGGTTTTCCTTGTCTTTGTTCCCAACCTGAATGCCAACCAGAATTGTTAGAAAGCGTAGATGGAATGTGGTCAAACGTATCGTCGCTACGAGGAACATAGTTTTGTCCAAATCTTACAAAGTCGCACATAACGTCTTCATTATCACGGGGTGCTCCACCCATACGTTCACACAATAAATCCATAAATTGATCTGTTGTATAACCTTTAGATAATATTTTCATACAACGAACAGCATTGTTGCCAAAGTAACCATGACTCATATCATCCACAAGATCTTTATGGTAATCACCTAAATCATATGAAAATGCGGCATAGACAAAGTTAAATCTTTTATGTCCCTGTTCTAAGTTATATTCATTGAGATAATCTACAACTTGCTTGTGTGTTTTCTTTTCACCAGAATGTAACCAATCAATAAGCTTATCAAGTAGTGATGGTAACTCATCCGTAAGATAATCTATAACACTTACACCCTTACGAGGAGATGGAGGTTGGTTACCAATAGAAGTAAATGTAGGAATCTTATTTGCTTTACGATATTTTAGGTCTGCAATCATCTCATCGATTGATTCCATAACTCCCCATTTATGGACACAGTTGTTTCTATATCCGTGATCTCTCGTAAATGATGCACCAGAACCTGTAGCTCTATGTGCTAAGTAGACAAATAACCAAGTCTTTAGATCCCACTTTTCAGTAATATAACTATCAACAAGCTCTACATGCTTCTTACCAAGTGAACTATTCTTTAATTGATGATGTCTTTTTGGTGTTCTGCTTCTGTACTTTAGATCTTGTAATACATTTGAGAATCCCGCTGCATTACGAGTATAACAGTCGTAGATATCAATCTCTTGCATTAATGGATCGTTAATTTCCTTTGTAGCTATTTTGCCTGTGTATGGAATAGCTCCCCAGTTGCAATTTATTTGTA